TTCGATTTCCTCGGCACTCTTAGGTGCTTTGTACTTAGGTCTATTAGTTCTAATCTCTGCTAATAGTTCCTCTTCTCTTGACTTAAAAGAATTAACCCGACCATCATAATGTTTCTTGAGGTCGTCATATCTTTTTTTGTAGTCAACCTTTTGATAAGGTTTGTCAGCTTGTTCTTCCGGAGTATCTTCCTTTGGTTCTTGTGACCTCATTGAGTCAACAACAACTTTAGGTTGGTCCTTCTTAACCGCCATTGTATTAGCATCTGCAAAAGATTCTTTTGAATTTGCTTCTACTTGTTTATAATCAATATAATCCTTTTTAGCATTATATGGATTTGCTTCTGTTTCATTACTCTGCTGAGTAGCTTTACTATTTAGTAAAGTGTCTGCATTACTTTCAACCATTTTTAATCACCTTTCTTGTGTTGGGGTTTTGCGTTTTGCAAAAGTAGCCGATATAGAGTGCCTAGGTGATTGCCCGGGTAGCTCTATATATTATACTTATTGGCAGATAATAATCCACCATTCGCCATCATGGGTTGTCCAGATTCCATTTGAGAATCTTGAACTGCCATACTGTTATCATACTCTGCCTCTGCTGATTTCATCATCTTTCGTAGTCTGTCCACACCAAGTTGCTTTGTAGCTTTTGCTGTGAAAACAAACTCACCATCTGATAACATTGCAGGTATAGAGTCTGAAGTTCCTGTTCCCGGTCCATCTACTTCGCCTTCACCGGTAAATTCTTTTGTAGTTAATTTGACAATCACATCCATAATATTAGGATGCATTTCAATAACTTCTTCTAATAATTGTTCTTCATCTGAAGTTAAAACAGAAGTATCAACTTGTGCTTCAACATTCATATCGTTATCTTCACTAGGTGTCATTGCATCTTCCATTTGCATTTCCATAGAAGTTTCTGCTTCTGGTGAAAGTTCTGGTATTGTCATACCCTTATCTTCAACTTCACCACCTTCTGCGTAAGCTTGATAACCTACATCTTCTACTTTACCTAGTCTCGGGTCACCACCCATTAAGCCACCTGTTGCAGCTTTTTTAACATTTGTTTTATTCATAACAATTTTATTAAATTGAAGTTCGCCTATTCGTTCTTTGATTTTAGCATCTGGTTCATCTGCATTTTTCATTGCACTATAAACTGCTAATGCTCTGTTGTAATTATCTTCTACAACATCACCTGTTTTATATCTTGCTCTTGATGAATCAAATAATCTTAATGGAGTTCCTTCTCTTACACTTTGAGGTGTATTAGTATCATACAATCCCATAGTCGGTGCTTCGTTAGGTTTTAAAAACCCATCCATTTGATTTTTTAATTTATCAGTAGCCATAGAACTATTTTCCTTTTTTCATTCCTTTTTTCATCATGCCACCATGCATCATTTTTTTCTTCTTCATCATTCCTCCACCCATCATTTTCTTTTTAGGTGGTCTTCCTTTTTTAGAACCATAAGTTCCTTTTCCCATTGGCATACTATTACTCCTGTTGTTGATTAAGTTTATTAGTTCGTTCCAGTTGGATTAACTGTTCCAGTAAATTCCATTTCCCCTGTTTGCGGTACACTTCCTGTTCCGATTGTGCCATTGCCAACTCCCGAGTTGTCTGGGCTTGGAGTGTCAGTAGGTACTCCTTGAGGGGCTTCCATTGGGGACTCTGGACTATCTGCTCCACTAGCTTGTGTTGTTCTTGCATTCTGTAATCCTATAATCTTAGCATATATTTCTGCTTCATTAGGGTCATTGATAACTGTCTCTGGGTCAAGGTCTAATGTATATGCTAGTTCTTTTATTAGTTCCGGAATCTTTACGAATGGTGCTATCGAAGGATTCTGTACACTTTGTAAGAACATTGTCAATCTTTGTGACCTTACTTCTTTTTGCATCAAAGAAGATGTTCCTGTTGCCTTAACTTCAAGGTCTCCCTCTATTGCTAAGTCTCCTTCATAAAACTGCATGTTCCATTGGAAGTATGCTTCGCCTAAAGGTTTTAATAAGAAATCGTCTAAATTTTTTACGACAGTTTTTATATTTAAGTTTGCTGCTGATAATAACATTGACATACCAGAAGCTGTTCTTGTCATACTTTGAACACCTGTTTGTCCATGTGAGTATGAAGGTATTCCTGTTGACTCATCTGCCAACTGTCTAAACTTGTCAAACATCATCATGTTTTCAGTTGATGTGTTTGGAAACTTTAATCCATGAATTGCTTGACCCGGCATACCTGCTTGTCTTCTAAATATCTTGCCCGGATATACATCCATGTTTTGTCCTGCAACTAATGCTGACTCATCAACATCAAATACAAGTGAACCCGACAATGCTAAATTATCAATTGCCATTCTTGCATGACCATTCATAATTTGTTGAGCATCATTCATATTTTCTGGTACACCTATACCAAAGAAACTATATGGATTCTTCTCATAAGGAAATGCATTGTATGGTATTCTGTAAGGTTTAAATGGATTGACTACCATTCTTAAAACTCTATTCTCAGTTACCCATGCATTAACTTGCATTTCTTTCTCATCATCCATTCCTTCTGGAATAGGAATCTGAGAGTCTTCTAAAACTTTTTTATCTACGCAACCCCAGAACTCTAGTACTTCAAATCTATCTGTCTCGTTTCTGTTTGCGTTATCTTCATTTTTAATTTGAGTTTCAAATGTTCTGTTCTGATAGTTAGGACCATCTTCTAAAGTTTTTAATACTTCTTCTTTATCAAAGAAAGGTCTATCTAATAAATCTCTTAATTGATTTCTATTTAGTTTGTGTCTATGTACAACATATTCACACTCTTCAATATTTTTTGCATTAGGGTCTGGATAAAAATCCCATGCACTTACAAATTCTAATCTAGGAACTTTAACTTCTTCTGGTGTATAACTTCTTGTACCATCTTCATTCTTTACATATCTGTGTAAAGTTTTATTAAAAGTAAAAGGACCTTTGATAATTCCTGTTCCTAATAAACAAGATTCAAATATTGCACTTCTTAATTCTTGTGACCCACTAGACTCATCAATCTCATCATGGATTAATTTTTCCATTCGTCTTGCTAGTGTAGTAGCAGGTCTTATTTGTGCCATCTCTGGCAATGGAGCAGAACCTTCTTTAACAGCTTCGTCTCCTAGTTCATCTTTAAGTGAACCTAAAAATTCTTTATCTTCTTGTAGTCCAGTAAAGGTTGCACCCTTTGGTAACTCTCTACCATCACCTTCAAATCCAACCAAAGACATTTGCTCTGATGACATTGATGGTTGTGATTGGTCTGGTCCACCTTCTATACTTGGTCCAGAGTTTTGTAGATTCTCTCCTACAGGATTAAGATGAGCATATTCAGCTACACCTTCTGGTACTTTTGTTTCTTCTACTGATATTGGAAACTTGTTAGCAGAAAACAATACATCTACTAATTGTCCATACGCAGCTAAAACTTTTGTCTTAGTTACTTTTACAAAGACTCTTGATTTCTCATGTTCTCTAAAACGAACATTCTTATAATACTGACCTCTGTAATTATGAAAAGCTTCAAGCCATCTGTCTTCATCAGATTGCCTTGCTCTTTCCGAAGTGACAAACTTGTCATAGACATAGGAAGCTAGTCTTGTAGCTTCTTGTTCTTTTTCTTGTTTGTTTTCGTCAGTTGATTCGGGATTGTCTTTATAGTCTGCCATAATTACTTATACCTTTATTATACACCTACTTGTGGTTATTGTCAAGTCTTTTATTAGATTCTTATCATTTTCTTAATTACACTTCTAGGATATACATTTCTATCTCCAAAAGATACCTCACCATTGTCATTTTGGTAGGAAGCAAAGCTATATACATACTTATCAGTCTTCTTAAATATATAAGCTTCGGTGTTGATTGTAGCTACAGACATCTTAGAAAACTCATTAAAATCAGTAATCGAACTATCACCAACGATATCTTCCCATACTATTAGATATTTGAAGTATTCTTTATCGCCTACTATAATCGAACTAATCTTCTTTGCCATTTCTACACCATTCTCTAAATGAGTCTTCTGGTCCTCCCATATCATTTAATCTAAATATCTTTGGGGCTTTCAAAACATACTCAACATTCTTTTTCTTTTTATGTTTCAGCATATCTTCGTAAGACATTACCTCATCATATTCTTTGCCGGTTGTTAAATCTTTGAAAGTATATACTGGCATACTACGAGAAGTATTTCTTTAACATACTAATTTGGTCATCATACTCAGCTATTATCTTTAATTCTTTTTCTATAGTCTCAAGTACATCTGGGTGTTCTGCTACACCTGCAGGGTTCTCTAAGAATATGTCAATGTTAGCTTTGTGTTTTTTAATATGTCCTTCTGCGTGTCCTATCAGACTTTCTATTATCTTTGCTCTCATTTTATTATTTGCTAAAAACATGTTACTCTCTATCCTCACTTCATTTTCATATGATATATCATTACTATGTTCTTTGTAATTATCATATGTTCGTTTCTCTTTCATCTTTAATAACCAAAGGTAGGGTCGGATGGTGTGAATCTTTTAATCTCTCTCATCTGACTATAAGCTGAAGACTTTTGTGGTCTTGACATAATTAAATATCTAAGTGCATCATATGCGTGGTCTGATGCTTTTGTATCCACATCCTCGGGCTTATTAGGGTCAACAGGAATACTTTGTAGTTCTCTTATTAAATTTACGCAGTTAGAAAACATTTGTAGTTTTGGTCTGCCTGTTGTCTTGTTTTGTTTTAGATACTCGTGTATCTGTATCTTTCCTTGAATTCTATTTTTATCTGCAGGTCTCAACTTATGTCCTGCTCGGACCAATGTTTCGCCAACTGTTGGTCCTCCCACACCTGTCTTGTTCCAAGCTGCAGTATCTAATACTCCTTGAATACTTTTGTGGTCATCCTTTTCATATTCTGTTATCATGTTAGATAAGTCTTCACCTGTCAAACCTTTTCTATAAAGTTCTCTATAGACAATTAGTGTATCATCATCTGGGTCTATCGTTGCCCATACACAAGCAGATTCGGCAGCATAGCCATAATCAATTCCTTTATACTTAGTCCAATGTACTGGAATTTTAAAAGGAGGTATTACATGTATCTCG